AACCGAAGCCCAGAGGCAGGCATTCAAAGATCTTGGCGGTGCCAGGTGGCTGCGCCAGCAACTCGCTGATCAGCTTGAAAAGAACTGGCAGGCAAAGCAGACTGGGCTTGGCGCAAGGATCATCAACCGTGTCTTTGGCAGATGAGCTTGCATGCCGCGGCTGCGGCAAAGTCCACCCAGATGCCAGGCTCATCACGCTGCCAGGCGGCACCACGGTTTGCAACTACAGCGAGGCCTACCGCGCCTACACAGAGGCCAAGTGGGTCTTCGAGGTGCTGCCAGTCACGGTCAACAGAAGGCGCAAGAAGACACCGCAGATCAGCAGGCGGGAGTACATCCTCTCTGTTGGCCAAAGGCGTGGAGAGGCGGCAATGCATGAGCTGGCAGCCAATGTCAGGGAACTGTGGAAGGCATCCAAATGATTGACAACTTACATCACATGAAAAAACAAGACCCCGGAAGAGCTTGACCAGGTGCTTGCTGATGGCTTGCTGGCTGATGCCCAGCTTGTCTGCCATGGTCTTTTGGCCAACCCAAGTGATGCCAGACCTGTTCATGTAGCTGCAGATCAGGATGAATGACCTGATCATGCCGGGTGTCAGCTGCTTGTCTGTGCATGCTCGGATCGGTATGACCGCGATCTTGCGCTGGTCCGGCACGGGTGCCTGCTCCTTGATCCTTGGCCGCTTGGGCATGTTGAAGTGGACAGGCTCAGTCATTGCGTTCACTTGGATGCCTTCCATAGCTTGGTGACGTTGGCGGCCAGCTCATTGGCTGCGGCTTGGCCGCGCTTGTCTTGAACGCCTTGGATGTAGTCCCGCCTGCTGATCTGCGGGGTCTTCTTGCGCCGTCTGTTGACCGTGACCGGCAGGGTTTCGAGCACCCACTTGGCTTCGCAGTAAGCGCGGTAGGCCTCGCTGTAGCTGCCCACGCTGGTGCCGTCAGGCAGGGTGACTGACTTGGCACCTTGGTGGACTCTGCCGCAGGCATGGCAGGCCAGCTCATCTGCCAAGGACACGGTTGATGATCTTGGTGGCAAAACCTGAGTCAATGGCTGGGGCTGTCTTCTTAGCCTGGTCTGACAGGATCTTGCGCAGCCACTTGGAGCCACCCAACTTTACAAATTCTGCGTGTTCGCTTTGGGTTACGCGCACACCTACGGTTTTCCCGCTCTTGGTTAACTCACTCTTCGGTCTTGGCATTACTGTCCTTCAATATCTCTTCGTTTAGTTCGTAGGCGATCCTGCGCACGGTGTCGAGCAGCTCGCGCAGGTCAGCCACCGTGTTCATCTCCCGTTCAAGCGCATGCTTGAGCAACTCAATCTGGTGGTGCAGGTTGCGTATCTCGCCGTTGGCCTCTTGGGTGTCCCGCACGGTGCCTTCGTCGTCGCGGAACAGTTTGACGTAGCTGATGTGCATCATTATTCAATCTCCAAGTACATCAACATCACAAACAGCACTCCAAGGGTCAGCAAAGCCCCCAGCAGCATCAGCGCGACAGCCCAGAAAATAGTCATCAACATGATTGCACCTCCAATGCCCAATGTAAAAGCGCCAGCGCGTCGGCTTCGTTGTCGTCAGTCACCGGGTGGCCAAGAAGCTGCATGGCCTCAATCATGTCCTGCTTACCCGCGTTGCCCTTGCCCGTCGCGTGCTTCTTGATCGTGCCAACTGGCACGCCTTGGTAAGGGATCTTGTGGTGCTCGCACCAGCTGGTCAGTGTGGCCATCAAACCACCGTAGACATGGGCTGAGTCAGTGCTGGCATGCCGGCGAACCTCCTCAAAGTAAACAGCCTGCAGCTCACCGCCAACCGTGCCCTTGAGCTCAGAGAGCCACTGCTTAAAGCGCAGGTAGCGCATGCCGCCGCCCTCATACCTGCCAGGCTTAAAGCTCGCCCAGCCATGCACAATGCTGCCGTCCATTGGCCTGCAAGCCCAGCCCGTGGTGGTGCCCAGGTCCAGCGCCAAGATGGTTTCATTCATAACCCAAGCTCCGCATGTTTGTCGCCCGTGGCCACCAGCGCCAGCTCAATCAGGTACGGCGGCACCAGCTGGCCATCTCTGACCCTGTCCAACAACTTGTGTGCTTCCTGTGGTGTCATGGCTGGCGCACCCCGCTCAAGAAGCGCTGCAACCGAGGCTGAAGCTCGCCGTAGCGTGGCTGTAACTGCTCGCGCACGCACTGGTCAATCAGGGATGACACGCTGCGGCCTTGGTCAATAGCCGCCTTGTCAAGCAGCTCCCGCGTTACCGGGTGCAAGCGCATAAGAAAAGGTTTGAGTTTAGGTTTCATGGGCGCTGAGTGTATATCTACCTGATACCACCCACCCACCCAAATGTGTTGTATTAGGGAAACCACTTAGAAGATACTTGGTTTAGGTACTTCCAAAGCGATATACAAACCGTGATATAGTTCGTTCATGTTCAACGCGTAGATGACACGCAAAGGAGTTCAACATGACCCACATTGCAGACCGCCTCCACGAAGCCAGCAAGATCAATGATGCTGGTGCCCAGCTTTGGAGCTTGTACAACGTACTTGCCGACGATCTTTCTGGAGATGAGCTGCTCGGACGCTTTGATGCTTATGTCGATGATCTGAGCGAAGAAGCTCAAGCTCTTTACCGCAAGCTGGCTAAGTAAGGGGATCTGAACATGACACCCAACACCAGCAAATTCGTCGCCTACTACCGCGTTTCCACCGACCGCCAAGGCCAGTCTGGCCTCGGCCTTGATGCCCAGCGTGCAGCTGTGGCCAAGCACATCGGCACCGCCGATCTGGTGGCCGAGTTCACCGAGGTCGAGTCTGGCCGCAAGAACGACCGCGAGCAGCTGGCTGCTGCCCTGGCAACCGCCAAGAAGGCCAAGGCCATGCTGGTGATCGCCAAGCTGGATCGCCTGGCTCGCAATGTGCACTTCATCTCTGGCTTGCTTGAGTCCGGCGTGCCCTTTGTCTGCGCCGACATGCCAGAAGCCGACCGCACCTTCCTTCAGATGATGGCCGTCTTTGCTGAGTGGGAAGCACGCAAGATCAGCGAGCGCACCAAGGCAGCGCTGGCGCAGGTCAAAGCACAGGGCCGCACCCTGGGCTGCCCCACACCAGAGATCGGCTCTGCCATTGGTGTGGCCAAGATCCAAACCAAGGCCGACAAGTATGCCGTGCGCGTTGGCCCCATTGTGCGCGACATCATCACCAAGTCTGGCGCAGATACCATGCGCGATATCGCAGCAGCCCTGCAAGCACGCGGCGTGGCCACACCACGCGGCAACACCAACTGGAACGCCTCACAAGTGTCCAACCTTCTCAAACGCATCTAAGGAGTAAACCATGGCTAAAAAAATCAACACCGGCAAAGTGATCATCGGCTCATGCTATGAGCTTCCCCTGACCCCAGAATCAGACCCCGACATGCTGCGCCTGCAGCGTGCCCTGCTGCCCCCAGTACACCCGCTTGAAACCAGAGCAGCCGCAGCTGCCGACATGGTCTTGTATGTGGTTGCAGCCATCGGGCTGGTTGTGATCATCTTCGTATGAAGGTTGGCCAGATCATCCGGGATGCGCAGCTCGACTTGTTTGAGCAGCGCGATGCCGACTTCTTGGCACGGTGCCGAGTCGTCGCAGCCGAGGTCTGCCGCCAGCGTGGCAGCGTCAGCATCAACGATGTGCGCGAGCGGGTTCAGATCCCTGCGCACCTCCACCCATCTGTTTTGGGCGCGGTCTTTCGCACCAAGCAGTTCGTCAAGGTTGGCCTTGTTGAGGCCAATCACCCCCAAGCGCATGCCAGAGTGGTGCGCGTTTATCAACTACAGGAGTAAATCATGGCAGGCAAACTGACCGACGACAAATCAATGAGCGCATCGCGCTTACCCGGCCTCATGGGTTTCAGCAAGTACAGCACACCCAACGAAGAGCTGCAGTTCAGCATCAACGCCATTGACGGCAAAGAGCGCCCCGACATTGGTAATGAGGCCATGGGCTGGGGCAATACCTTGGAGCCAGTCATCCTAATCGAATCAGCCAAGCGCTTGGGGATCACCGACTATGACACCCAGATCGGGCAGGCCTACACCCATGAGGCCATCCCCTTGTCATGCAGCTTGGATGGCATTGGCTTTGGGCTTAGCCAGGAGATCTTCACCGACCCCGACAAGGGTCTGTATGTGGTTGGCCAAGATTCCATTGTGCTCAGCGGCCCAGGCGTGCTTGAAGCTAAGCTCACTAAGATGATGCCAGAAGATGTGCCACACCTTGCGCGTGGGCCCATCCAGTTGCAAGGTCAGATGCTGATTACTGGCCACAGATGGGGCGCAGTCTGCGTGCTGTACCAAGGCATTGAGCTGCGCGTGTTTCTGTTTGCACCGCACCATGAAACCCAAAAGGAGATCATTAAAGCTGTGCTGGCCTTTGACCACAAGCTGAAAACCTACCGCGAGTCTGGTGTTATCGACTGGTACCCACCACAAACTAGCAAGGAAATGGACCGCATGTACCCGCAGGCCGTGGCCAAGGAAGAGATATCACTGGCCGTGCAGGCTGAGCAATTGGCTGAGCAACTGCTGGCTGCCAAGTCTGTTGTCAGAGAGGCCGAAGCTTCAATCGACAACGCTGAGAAGCAGATCAAAGAGCTGATGGGGCAGGCTGAGCGTGGCCGAGCTGGCCGTTTTGTGATCAACTGGCCCATGCGCAACTACAAGGCGGCAGCCGAGCGCCTGGTGCCAGCCAAGGAAGCCTACAGCGTGCGCCAGTCCACGCTGACCATCAAGGAGCAGCCTTGAACCTGCAAGGCAGGCCCGACATGCAGCAGGCCTTCGACGATGCTGTCGTGGCCATGCTTAACGCCACCGACTGCACCGAACCACAAGCCGCAGCCTTTGTTGAGGCCATGGCCAACCTGATTTTTACCACCATGCAAACCTACTTAACTGAGAGAGAACCAAATGAACCACATAATCATTGAGCGCAGGCGGCAGGCCGTACTTAAGCGCTTTGAAAGCTATGTTGCGCCGGAAGCCATCACCGGTTGCTGGAACTGGACGGGCTCCGGCAACAATGGAGGTTACGGTCGAATAACCAATGAAGAAGGGCAAGTCATGCTTGCTCACCGCTGGTCATTTCGCCGGTTTATTAGCGAACAGATGCCACCTGTCGTTATGCATGTTTGCGATAACCCCGCATGTGTGAACCCATCACATCTTGTCGCTGGCAATCAAGTACTGAACATGGCGGACATGTGGGACAAGGGGCGCGGCAAACCTCGTAAGATTACCCGCGAGCAGTCAACGCTAACAAAATATACCCGCGAGCAGCTAGAGCAGGTTAAGGTATTACGCGCTGAAGGCTTGACCCAAATGACAATCAAGAAGCTGACGGGCATCAGCCAGTCTCATGTGTCCCGTATTTTAAATGGAGCAGTTATATGAATTTAGTCACAACCAACAACCAAGGCTTTGCACCTGTCACATTAGATGAAGCCATGCGCTTTTCAGAGATGCTTGCAAAGTCAAGTATGGTTCCCAAGCAGTACCAGAACAAGCCAGAAGATGTGCTGGTCGCCGTTCAATGGGGCAAAGAGCTTGGCCTTGCGCCATTACAAGCCTTGCAGAATATTGCGTGCATTAACGGGAAGCCTTCTGTTTATGGTGACGCTGCTCTTGCCTTGGTTCAGGCAAGCCCACTTTGCGAAGGCATTGAAGAGCGCATGGAGGGCGAGGGCACCCCGAACCCACAAGCGGTCTGCGTGGCCCATCGCAAGGGCAGAAAGCCGGTGGTCGCCACCTTCTCGGTTGAGGACGCAAAGAGAGCTGGTCTGTGGGGGAAGCAGGGGCCGTGGACTTCGTACCCAAAGCGCATGCTTGCCATGCGTGCTCGCGGCTTTGCGTTGCGCGATGCTTTCCCTGATGTGCTGAAGGGTTTGATCAGCGCCGAGGAAGCAGCCGACTATCCTGATGAGGCCAAGCCTCGGCCAACAACCAAGCCAGCCAACCCGTTGGACCTGGTGGCTAAGCCAGAGCCAGTGGCTATAGAGTCGGTTGAGGTTGTGCTTGAGGCCGAGCCTTATTTAGAGCCGACTGGGGTAGTTGAGCCCAATGGCTTTGCTTTGCTGGTGCCTGGCAAGGATGAGCCATTCTCAGTTCACGAAAGCTTGGATGAGTGGCAAGATGCCTACGAAGATCTGGCCGACAAGACAGCGAGAGCCGGCAAGCGGCCTGCGCGTGAGCGCATGACCGCGCTGAAGGAGCTGCGTGTGGCCAACGAAGACACCATCGCACGCATTGACCAAGTCAAGCGGATCCGGCACACAGCCAGCTACACCCAGCGCATTAAAGCGCTAGGTGCATCTCAGTAATTAAGCCACCAAGCCTGGCAGGTAGGTTGTCTTGCCTGCCACCTTGGTTGCTGTCAACTCTTGATTCTTGAGGTTAGATTGGTCAAAGCTAATGTGAACCCAGCCGCTGTCAGGAATGCCGGGTGTGTAGAACTCAAGGATCAACTGTGTGTATTCAAGGTTATCCATGATCCACTGAGCTAACTCGGCATTGGCCACACCAGGTATCTCAATGTCAGCCGCCATGCCTTTGCAGTGGTCTGATGTCTTGCTGCCACCAACCGCCGCATTAGACTCAGGAGAACGATAAGCAGAATTAACTTTTACACCTTTGCCGTAATGATCACGCACAGGCTGCAATACCTTCTCACAAAGCAGTCTCAAGTTCTCTGTAGCCTCGGCATCTGGACTATTGTCATACCCCATACGCAATGCAGTTTCTGACTTGCACATTTCATGTAGAGAAAAATTGGCACTTAGTTGAGTCATTTCATGTTCCTTAAGGTTTCGTAGGTTTGGATGCAGAGGTTGAGCTTTCGGATGGCTGAGTCTCCATCACTGGCGATCTGGAGAAGATTGGCAGCGACATCAGTCGATCCACTAGATTCGGCTCCTGCCTCTCCATCGTCACTTCCAGCGGTAACGGCGGTAACTGAGGTGGAACAAACGGCGCTTTGGGTGGGGATTGACAGGCGCAAAGCGCCAGAGGCAACATCAGCGCGTAACTTAGATTCTTTAGTTCTTGCAGCATTCTGTGACTTCCTTAATGTTTCGGCATAGGTATTTGCTACGTTTGCCATGTTTTGCTCAGTCTCCCTTGCTTTGGCATTCAAGGCGGCAATCTCAACTTGCTGGCGAGTATTCTCATCATCTGACCCCTTGAGATAACCGCCACCAAAAGCGCCAGCTACCGCCATCAGTATGCCTAAAAGCACCCAAGGATTAAACAAACTCATGGTGCGGGAGGGTCGTTATCAGTAGCTTCAGCCTTGGCACTGGCGTTGGCTATTGCCTTAACACCTGATCTACCAGCTACACCGCCAAGTACTCCAGTGATGAAAACCATTATTGTCGAAATCTGCTGGGTATATACGCGGTCGATAGCCGCCATTGCTCCATTCATTGGCTGCATAACAAACGATACTGAATAGAGAAACATACCCATGGAGGCCAACAGTATGCTGACAAGCACCACAATAACGAATGCCCAAACTCTGACTTCAATCTCATCAGCAGTCAGGCGACTGTTAGGTTTGTATCCAATGACGGCCATTATTTCTTCTCCTCTGATTTAACTAACATCTCAGGACAAGTGCCTGACGCTGTACAAATGGGGGGCTTGCATTCGGCATTTTGCCAATTCAATGGGTCTTGGCATGGATAGCGGTAGCGATCATCGCAGCCTGCCAGCACCACAAGCATTACAGACAGAATCCAAATCTCATACACAGTCATTTGTCTTTCTCCTTTCGTTGTTGTTGTTCAACTTGCCGTCTTAACTTCTCCACCTTTACAAGCTCCTGCTTAACTTCATTCTTTGTTTCCAAGATATCCAGATAAAGCATTGCCCCAAGCGGAAGTAGGAAAGCCACAAACAAACACAAAAGAATTGCGGCCACTATGTCTTCCTTAACTGACTGACGAACAGGAGCCACAGCCACAGGTAAAGGAGGAATAGGGTAGTCACTACTAGGTACGCTACTTTTAGCTGAAAGTTTCTTTGTTCCTCTTTGCGTAGCCATAGCTCCTGCCTATTCTTGGCTTCCTGTTTGAGCCTTGCTTGTGTTTGCTCCTCTTCAATCTTTTCTCTCATGCTGAACACTTCAGAGTACA